CCGCGCCAGTTCCACGAGATTGTTGTGTGTTTTCAATTAAAAGCATTGGCAACCAAGCCATAGCGCACCCAAACTCATCAACTTGTTTACCAGTGTTTGGATCAGTGCCAGCTAATTTAACAAACCAAGCACAGTCCAGTTGTTTACAAGGTTCAAAATTATTAAGAGGACAATTATGTTTCACTTCAAGCTGCATTATTAATCCTTGTTTGCAATAATAAAATCTACATAATTTACATTGATGGTTGCTGTTCCAGACATTGAGTGATTGTGAGAACCACCGCCACCTGCGGCATTAGTGCTTTTGCTACCATGAGTACCGTTTTGGCTTGTACTAACATGCTCAGTACCAACTTCGTGTATACGCTCAGTGGAAATAGTATGGCTGTGAGATGGAATTTGTGATGTAGCCAAAGTTGTTGAACCAGTAGACCCACTCAGAGACGGCGTTGCCAAAGCTGTAGAAAAGGCAACAGAACCACCAGTTCCAACAGTGCCAGTGACAATACGCAAGGCTTTGTCATCATGTGTGCTTTGTTTTGTCCACCCTGTTGGTGCAGAAGATTGCTGAAACAGCATTGATGTGCCAGATGGGAAAGGTGCAATTCCAGTTAGATTAGAACCGTCTCCGGCAAAAGATGTAGCTGTAAACACTCCTGCAGAACTTAACGACGCTGTTTCTGCTGCTGCTGCAGAGGCGGCTGTTTTAAACGATAGTTTTGTTGCATTGCTAGATGCGCTAAAGTCACCTTCTGATACAGCTTCAATACCTGCTGCCACCAGAATAGCGTCAGTGCCAGCCCCTTCGTCCGGGGCAATAAAGTTAAGAACCCCTAGTTTGTCGTTGGCTGCAATATCATTGTCACCTGCTGCCAATGTCAAAGTTGGAAACTTATCATCCCCAGAGGCATCATGTTTTAGGGTAAGACCAGAGTCAGCTACGTGGGTAAGTGTAATTTCTTGGTCGTTACCAAACTGTATTGCTCGTCCGTCAGCAAGAAACAAATCGTTACTAATATCAAGACTAGTTGCTTCTATTTCACCACTTGCTTTGAATACAACGTTATCTCCAGCACTTACCCTGAAGGTAATCTCGTTATCCGTTCCAAACTTTATTTGATTGTCAGCATCTCTACCTACAACCAAAGACGCATTTAAAATAGAAGTAATACCTGTTGCTGCTCCACTGGCTGCAGGGGCCGCACCAAACGCAATATCTGTACCGTCCGAAAGCAATACTTGCCCACTAGTTCCCGGCCCAATAACAGAAGGGTCACCACTACTGTCACCAACAATTAACTTACCTCTTGCAATACCCGCTAGTTTCGCCAAACTAATTGCGTTGTCTGCTATGGTTAGCGCACCGTTAGATGCTATAGTGGCATCGCCGCTAACGGCAACTTCTTGATAAGATGTGTTATCAGCTACAAGAATTTTACCAGATGTAACATCAGGCATTATGAGTTGACCACCTAGAGTCACATTACCTGTAAGCGTAGATGTTCCTGAAATATCCACATTACCATTAATGTCAATCGTTGTAGCATTTATTTCTATTTCAGTATCAGAAACAAGGTCAAGGACACCGTCTGCTGATTGGTGTATGTACGTACCACTGTCACCAAATTGTAGTTGGCGTGTAGAGTTGAGAAGAATACCCGTGTCAGCAACATGAGTGAGGGTAACATCTTGGTCTGCACCTAAATTAATAACAGCAGCGTCTGCAAGGAATAAGTCACTAAACTCTAATGAGGAAGTACCAAGTGCTGCTCCGTCTGAAGCGTCTGGTACAAAAGCAGTTGTTGCAGTGATAGTAGTTCCCTGAACTGTTCCTGCACCTGTAAGTGAACCAGAAACCTCTACGTTACCATTGATATCTATTGTGGTAGCATTTATTTCAATTTCAGTGTCGGAAACAAGGTCGAGGACACCATCGGCTGACTGGTGTATGTAGGTTCCACTGTCCCCAAATTGTAACTGGTTAGTTGAGTTAAGAAGTACGCCTGTGTCAGCAACGTGGGTAAGAGTTACGTCTTGATCTGCACCCAAGTTAATTACGGCTGCATCAGCAAGAAACAAATCGCTGAACTCTAGGGATGATGTACCTAATGCGGCACCGTCACTTGCGTCGGGAACAAAAGCAGTCGTTGCTGTAATTGTCGTTCCCTGAACTGTACTGGCACCAACGATTGTTCCGCTAACATCTAGGTTACCGTTTACATCTATGGTTGTTGCTGCAATCTGCACCTCTGTATCAGCTACAATGTCCAGTTGTCCATCCGTGCTAGAGTTCAAGTATATTGCTGTGTCACGAAACTGTATCTTTTCTGTGGTGGACATAAGTATGTCGTCGGAGAACTGAAAGTAATCCTCGTCTTCCATCCACGTAAGAACACCATCATTTGTATTAGCATCAAAGGTAACTGATACGTCAGTATCTGACCCTGTGCCAAAAGTAACTGAATTAGTTGCCAATGCAGTAATAGGCCCACCTTCTCCGGCAGTTCCGTCGTGTGTATGTCCCGTGCTT